GTCCAGACCTGGACTTACGCTTAGAGTACAATTCAGCCATGGCAAAGGTTGGCAGACCGAGCGAATACGATCCAGCAGTCGCAACAGGGATATGCGACGCCTTGATTGCAGGTCACTCTCTGACTCAGATATGCACACGCGACGAGTTCCCGGCAAAGCCTACTATTCTCAAATGGTTGTGCGCGTATCCTGAGTTTGCTACCCAGTACGCCCGTGCGCGCGAGATGCAGATGGAATTGATGGCCGCTGAAATCATTGAACTTAGCGACGATAAGAGCGATGACGTTACTGGCGAGTTGAAGATGCCCAACGGTGTGGCCGTGCAACGCTCGCGCCTCATGGTTGATACACGTAAGTGGTTGATGAGCAAGCTGGCTGCGAAGAAGTACGGTGACAAGGTGCAGACAGAGATCAGCGGGCCGGCCGGTGGTGCGATCCAGACTGCGATTACAGTGGAGTTTGTGCGGCCCAAGCCGAGCGAGTAGTTGCCCCTGTATAACAATCCGTGTATAACAGTGGTTGAGGTGTTATACAGATGAGCACTCTAATGGCAGTGCGCGTTCCTGATAATCTGGTCAAGCTGATTGACGCAAAGGGCAAGCGGTCGGCGGTCATTGTGGAAGCTCTTGAGCTTATGTTTACGGAGTCGATACCCTTCGAGCATGTTCCCTCATGGATGGACTCTAAACGGAAGGTCGAGATTGTCGATAAGGGCGATCCGCATTTCGTGGAGGTGATTCCAGCCCGCTCCACCAAACCCGCGTGCTATGTTCCTCCAAGGTTTCGTAAATGAGCGTTGAGTCCATCAAGGCGCAATTCCCTGAGAAGTTGGCCCCACTGTTTGAGCCGCACCCGTACAAAGTTCTCTACGGGGGGCGTGACGGGTGCAAATCGTGGGCTGTGGCTCGCGCTCTCCTGATTCTTGGCAAAATGAAGCCTCTGCGTATTCTATGCGCACGGGAGACGATGGACTCGATTCGTGAGTCTGTGCATCAACTCCTGAGCGACCAGATCGCGCTTCTGGGATTGGATCGCTTCTATCAGATATTGCAGAGCGAGGTACGCGGCGCGAACGGGACTGAGTTTGTGTTTGCTGGGTTGAGACGCCAGACTGTCTCATCCATCAAAAGCTATGAGGCAATTGACATTTGCTGGGTGGAAGAGGCGTCTGTTGTCTCGCGCCGCAGCTTGACTATCCTATTGCCCACCATCCGCAAACCTGGGTCTGAGATATGGCTGACACTCAACCCGGACCTGGAGACGGATGCAGTGTATCAGGACTTCATCATTGACCCGCCTCCGGGTGCATTTGTCTGCAAGACCTCCTACCACGACAACAACTGGCTTTCGCCGGAGTCTGCCCAGAAGATCGCCACCCTGAAAGAACGCGACCCCGATGCGTTTCATCATGTTTACGAGGGTGGTACCCGTTCCACGGTCGAAGGCGCAATCTACAAGGCCGAGATTCAAGCAGCGGAGCGCAACGGGCAGATACGGGAAGCGCCGTACAATCCAATGTTGCCAGTCGATACATTCTGGGACTTAGGCTATGCCGACAGGGTAAGTATCTGGGCAGCGCAGCGCAGTCCATTCGAGATACGGGTGCTGCGCTACTTCGAGGGCGACCATCAGGCAATTGACTTCTACCTGCGCGAGATGCAGACGTGGGGTTACGTCTTTGGTACATGCTGTCTTCCATGGGATGGTGGTACGATCAGCCTGGGAACGGGCAAGAGTATCGAAGAGATCATGCGTTCCAAGGGGTTCAAGACGCTGGTCAATCGCCAGTTGAGCATTGCGGACGGCATCAACGCGGTACGGACAATTTTCCCGCAGCTTTATTTTGATGCTAAGATGTGCGCAGATGGTTTACAGTACCTCCGGAGATACCAATGGGGTCCGACAACGGCTCTAGGCGTGGCACGGCGCGAACCGCTGCACGATGATGCTTCACACCCCGCCGATGCGCTTAGGACGCTTGCAGTAGGCATCAAGGAACCAGAACGACCGAAGCCGAAACCGAAGGCGGCACCGCAGAGACAATCTGCATGGAGTTGAGAATGGCAAAACTGAAAGCAGCAACCCGCAACGCACTACCTACCAGCAAGTTTGGCCTGCCTGGTAAGCGCAAGTTCCCGATGCCCGATAAATCCCACGCTTCCAATGCAAAGGCGCGGGCAACGCAGGGCGTCAAGCGCGGCACACTGAGTTCGGGTGCAGCCGCTAAGATCAGAGCCAAGGCGAATCGCATCTTGGGCAACAGTGGGTCATCTGCGGGGGCGGCATACTAATGGCCGTACCTTATCAGCCAGATCGGAAGAAGTTTGAAGCGTTGGCCGCGACATGCAAAGACGGTCGGCCAACCATGGCTCAGTTGCGCATGAATGGGATGCTGCCATGGAGCTAGACGAGCAACGCCGTACTGAGAACTTCTGCATCGTCTGTCCTCTCAAAGACATTGAGGACGCGGACATGCTGGCTTTCATGGCCACGTTGATTCAGGATCACGACCACTTGCGCGAGAAGCTGCTGACTGAGCCTGACCAGCGCAAGAGACGAGGCAAGCTCGATGCGATGCGGCCTTACTTGAATTTCAAGGCGCTGACGTGCGAGGATTATGAGATGGCTGAGGTAGCCCGTTCATGTGGGGTTCAGCCCATCTATCGTGAGCAGGAAGAGGTTGGGCGTATACCGATGCCGGAAAGCAGGATACACGAGGTGAGCCACTGATGCCTAAGTTTCTCGAAAGCAAACTCAAATCTCAGGCCCGCAAAGAAGGCTTGAAAGGCAAGGAAGTGAACCACTACGCCTTCGGAGCGATGAATAACATGGGGGCAATGCGCGGCTCGAAAGAGACAGAGAAGGGCGAGGCGATGGATGCCAAACATGCCGCGAAGCTCAAGGGCGAGGCGCACAGTTACGATTTCAACCGCAAGACTCGCTCTGTTGTATCGAGGTATAGCAAGTAATGGAATCAGAGCCTGTACGCACAGAACCATCCGGCCCAAACGAAGAACTCCTGCGCGAAATACGGGAGGACTATACCTATTTCCGCGACTTCTGGCGCGAGAATCACGATGAGGCCAAGATCGACCTGAAGTTCATCTCCGGCGATCCGTGGGACAAGGATGCGCGGCAGGAGCGTGAGGACAATAACCGCCCCGTATTGTCGCCTGACGAGTTGAGTCAGTACCAGAACGCCACCATCAATAATCTGCGGCAGAACAAGCGCGCAATCAAGGTCAATCCGCTAGGGTCAGGCGCGACTGACAAGGACGCCGAACATAGAGCGGCGATCATTCGCGGGATTGAGTACAAGTCCAACGCGCAGAGTGCATACACCAATGCATTCGAGAATGAGATTAACTGCGGATTCGGGTTCTTCCGTGTCACAACGAAGACGATCAAGGGTGGCGATGGGGATGTAGAACCACGCATCAAGCAGATTGACAATCCTCTCTCTGTGCTGCTCGACCCGAACGCACGCGAAGCTGATTTCTCCGATCAGAAGCGTTGTTTTGTGATGGACGTGATGCGCAAACGAGACTTTGAGAAGAAGTATCCAAATGCCGAGAAGCGCAGTTTCAGCGCAGAAGATATGACCACTGCGCCTGATTGGTTTCAGGCAGAGAACGTCCTGATTGCGGAATACTGGCGCATCGACGGATACGATGAGGATGGCAACGGCGGGAAGGTAACGCAGTACATCACCAACGGGCTTGAGATTCTCGAACGGACGCCGTGGCCTGGGTCGTGGATACCGATCATCGCGGCACTGGGGAAGAAGGTTTACAAGCCTGTTGGCAGTGGGATGAAACTGTTTTACTACTCGCAGATCAGGCTTGCCCGTGGGCCGCAGATGATGCTTGCATACATCGCATCGCAAGAGGCTGAGGAGTTCGGCATGGCACCCCGCGCTCCCTTTGTGGGATACGTTGGGCAGTTCGAGACGGATGCAGATGCATGGGCGACCGTGAACAAAGTCCCACGCGCTTTTCTTCAGGTCGACCCGACCGTCGATGCGGCTTCCGGGCAAATCCTTCCTCTGCCAACGCGCCCCTCATTCATCCCCAACGCTCAAGCATACGAGATCAGCAAAGAAAGCTGGCGGCGTGCAGTACAGGCGTCTATGGGCATTACTCCATTGCCTACGGCGGCGCAGCGGCAAAATGAGAAGTCAGGTGTCGCACTGGACAAGATTCAGGGTCAGCAGGCGATTGGATCATTCCATTTTACTGACAACTTCGACCGCGCCATTGAGAACGCAGGGCGGCAGTTGAATGAACTGATAACGAAGGTGATGGACACTCCCCGACAGGTAGGAGTGCGCCAGCCCGACGAATCACATGACCGCCTGCATGTTGTCCCACAAGGTTCTTCGATGCCGCAACCGGACCCCGGCCAGCAACCCGTCAGCGAAGATGATGTATTCGACCCAACAAAGGGCGACTTTGATGTGACCATTTCTACCGGCATGAGCTACCAGAGCCAGCGGGAAGAGGCGAGTCAGTTTGTCGATACGCTTATTTCTGAGATGGCGAATCTGCCCATCCCTCCGCAGGCCAAGGCAACATTGCTGGCGCGGGCAATCAGTCTGAAGGATATTGGCCCGATTGGTGATGAGATGGCCAAGATCATCGACCCGCAGGGTGATGGGGAGCCTGTACCGCCCCAGGCGCAGCAGACGATCGCCAAGTTACAGCAGGAATTGCAGGCAATCAACGCCGCCGCGCAACAGCACGAGGCTACAATTCAGCAGATGACGGCTGAGAAGAACGCGAAGGTGGTAGAGCAGCAAGGCAAGCTCGCCCAGATTGCTGCGCAGTCTAAGGCTGACATGGCGCTTGAGGACAAGAAGCTGCTAGCCCAACTTACTATTGCGGAAATCAATACACAGGCGCAGAATGTAGCGGATAGGGAGGCTGACCGCTCGGCCCTTGAGGCTCAGTTCCACGACCAGGCGCACGATGTAGCGATGCAGGCGCAGGGAGCGCAACAGCAGCAACAGATTCAAGCACAGCAGGCGCAGAACGCTCAGGCTATGCAATCGCAGCAGGCCGAAACGCAGAGCCAACAGAGCTCCCAGGACGCGCAGCAATCGCAGGATGCACAAGCTCAGCAGCAACAATCCGCTAGCCCGGCGCAAGGGCAGGAGTAATATAAATGGCAGATGCGACGGCAATACTGGAATCGTCACCCGAAGTGGATGTATCACGTGGCCCACTCGTCAATTTGACGCATGAGCAGCGCACAGAATTTCGCGCCACGGGCGAACTGCCCAAGACACAAACCAAGCCGAAAACTGAGGAAGCGGCACCCTCATCCGAGACCCCCAAGGTCGAAAGCGCAGGCGAAGCGGAAACGCCAGACAAGCAGGAGCATGTCGAACGCAAGCCCAAGCAGACAGCGGCAGAACGCATTGCCGAACTGAAAGCAACCATCGCAAAGATTGAAAAGGGCGCAGGAATTAAGACGGAAGCGGAATCGTCACCCGCAAAGCCCGAAGCCAAGCCGCAAGTTGTGGAACCGCAGTATACGCGCCCGAAGCCAAAGCCCGAAGGCAACGGCCCCGATGGAAAGCCTTATGCAACCTATGAGGATTACATTGAGGACTTGTCGGACTGGAAAGGCGAACAGCGCGATGCAAAGAACCAGCGGGAATCCAAGCAACAGGCTCAGGCAAAAGAATTCAATGCGAAGGTGGTAGAGGCCCGTACTCGATATGAAAACTTCGATGAAGTGGTGCAGCCAACCGCTACTGCAATCAACATGGACGCTGGGATTTCACCTGTAATCAAGGAGTTACTCAGCGAATCGGATGTGTTGCCGGACATTCTCTTCACCCTCGGAAGCGATCCCGCAGAACTTGCGAAGTTCGTCAAGATGGCGCGAGAGACACCCGGCAAAGCGCTTCGATACATTGCATTGACGGAAAG